CGGCGCGCATGCGGCCCGACGGTGACGGTGAACTCCGCGTCGACCTGCATCACATCACTGCCGGGCGTCTGGGAGCGCTTGAGCAGGCCGCGATCCGTCTCTCCCTGGCCATCACAGCCGCCGGGACGGATCGCCATCGTCACCTTCACGAAACTGCCATCCGGGATCAGGTCCGACCCGCGCGGCAGTTCGGCATCGTTCATGTCATAGGTCATGGGTTACCCCTGGGTGCTGCGGGTTGCGTTGATCTTGCGGAGGAGGGCGCCGAGGTCCGGCGGTTCGGTTTCGTCAAGCCGGCCGGAGCGATCCTTGGCCGGCAGGCCAAACGGGTTGCCGGCCTTGCAGACGAAGCGACGTTCGGTACCGCGCTCGGGATCGTGGTGCCAGGGACCGTCGCCATTGCGCGAGAACAGCGCCAGCGAAACAACCTGGTCGACGATGCCCGGCAGTTCGCGACCGACCTTCCCGCCCTCCATCTGCGGCTGCCAGGTGCTCTTGCCGAACTCGTCGGTGACCTTTTCCAAGATGCCGACCATGATCGTGGTCTTGCCGGGCGCGTGCTGCAGGTGCTTCAGCAAGCCGATCACCTCGCGGGCCATCAACCCGTAGGCCCCGCGTGTATCGGGCTTGCCGGTCTTCTCGCTGAACGCCTCGGGCCTTGTCTTCGCCCAGGCCATCGCCTGCCGGGTCAGGTCGGTCAGGCTGTCGAGGAAGATGATCGACTTCCCGTCCAGAAGCCGGGCCAGATCGGTGTGTTTGCCTCGGAGATGCTGGTAGTGTTTCTCCGAGTAGAATTCGGTGGGTGCTGCGGCAGGGTTCACGCCACCGATCAGACAGGCGACGGCGGTGGCATCGTCGAAGGTGCGGATTGGCAGGCTGTCGCCGCGCCAGTCCTGCACGGATTTCAACCCGGCCTCGAGGTCGATGCAGACGGTCTCCCGTTCAGGCAGGTGCTTGAGCTGGGTGGTCTTTCCCGAGCCGGTTGGGCCGAACAGCGCGACGGTGGATTTGTTCGCCCCGTGCGACAGCCGTTCGTCGGCGGTAACGATGCGCAGGGCCATCACATGCCCTCCGGATTGAGTGTGAGTTTGAAGGTCTGACGCCCGGTGCGAACGGTGCGCGCCGGTTCGAACACGGTGCGGATGCGTTCGGGCCAGGCGGCGTAGGCGCGTTCGGCGACCTTGAAGCTGACCTCGACGTATTCGCCAGGGTTTTCGCCGCCGGCGCGGATGCGCTCGACCAGATCGGCAAGTTGACGCTGGTCCCAGTCGACGCGCTTGGGTAAATCTGCGGTGATCGACACCGGTCCGTCCTCGAAATGGACGGTGCCGGTATCCTTTCCGGCGCCACCGCGGGCCGCGATCGCGCGCTGCTCGTAACGCAACCTGATCGCCGCCTCGATCCAGTCCTGCAGACGCTTCGCCGCTTCCAGTGCGTCACGAGCGTCGGCCTGGAGCAAGGCCAAATGGTCCGAGGGAAGTGCAATCACATCGCCCACCGGCATCATACGCACGGTGTCCAAAGTCGGACGGTTCGGACGTGGCGTACCCATCACGCGGCCTCCGCGAGCAGGATCGGCAGAACGGCGGGTGCAGCGCGGCGCGGACGACGACGGGCAACTAGGATGTAGGAGTAGTCCTCGAAGTCGTGACGTTGCTGTACAAGATCGGCCAAGCCGGCCTCGGCCAGTTTCCAGGCGCGGCTTGCTACGCCGAGCAGCGCAATGCGCTCGGGTTCCGGCAGGCAGGCGAGTTGCTTGCAGGTCTGCCGAACCAGAAAGCCACGATGATAGGAGATGCGGTCGCCCGGAGCCGCCGCACCAAGCCAGGCGCACAGCGCTGCCTCGGTAAGGGGACTTCCAACGGCGTGATGGGGGGAAATGATTGTGTCCATGACCAGTATTACTCACGCTCCACGAAATCCGTATCAGGCGGCGGAGGGAATGCCCGCGGCGAGGAGAGACAGACGAATTTCACGAAGGCGGCGGTAGATACGCGCGCGTGGCATCGTCCCGGTTTCACCGAACTCATGCGGGGTCTGGGTACTCAGCGCTGTGCAGAGCGGGTGATCGTCCGGATCGATGGTGCCGGCGGCGCGATCCAAGTCGAGGCGGCGCTCCAGCGCGGCGATGGCGTTGGTGGACTGGCCACACCATGCACCATAACCTTCACTTTCATTGATCGTGTCAACGAAGGTCAGGCCGTCGCCACCAGCTATCGCGTCGTCCAGGGAGATGGGATGGCGTGCCGCGCGCTCACGCCGCACACGCCCGGCAATCCGCGATCCGGCATGGCGAAAGCAGACCATCGCGAAGGCCGATAGATCGGCCTTCGTCGGGTCGAACGCGGGAAGTCGGGTGAGAAAATCCAAGAGGAGGTCCTGGCGAATGTCCTCCTGATCATGTCTGGGAAGATTCAGGATGCGGCAGAGGCGCCGAGCCTCTTGGGTGGCCAGACTGTGAATCGGGTTGAGGTCGGGCAGGCGGGGAGAGTGAGTCATAGGCGGGTCCATCCATCGTGTTGCGATGGCCGACCCTCGCGCCGATGATCCGTGAAAGCCTCTCGGCTTCCTCCCGGAACCTCTCGGCAACCTCTCGGATGTAGATGCCTACCTGATCAGGATCCGGATCGTGGCGGTGACGAGGCGATACCCGTGGCCCCGGATCGCGATAATCAGCTTCGTTCCCATGCTACGAGGGTGTCCTCGTGCCTCGCAGAGTGTGCGGCGGATGCGGCTGATCGCTTTGTCCACTTGCTCATCGCCAACAGGAGCCAGGGCGTGATCCTTGCCCACCAGTGCCAGGTACAGATCGTCGCGGGTGGCTGCCGCGTCTCCATCGTCTGCTTCACGAACGAGGACGTGCAGCACACGAAAATCGCGTGGTTCGAGTTGTATTGCACGGCCGCCGAACGTGGCGGCCAGCGCCATGGGATTGATCTCAAGCAAGTCCGGGTCGGATGACGCCGTGCCCGCGATCAAACGTTCCAGGTTTAGTCGGATCGGCTGCCCAGGTTCGCTCCGAAGGAACGCCTCTTCCGGCTGCACCACGTCGATCCCCCGTTCCGCCAGCAGTGAGGCGTCCATTGCAGACGTCACGGCGGCGATGACGATGAACCGCGCGGATTTGTCGATTGCCCGCAGCCGGTCAAAGGCGCCGAGGCCACGGACTGCCGACGACGTTGTTGCCAGCACGAGTACCCGGCCACCAGTGATATGCCCCAACCGCCATAGCGACGGCGAGACCTGCTCCGGTCGGTCCGCCAGTGCTGCCGCGCGACCCACCAGTTCAACAAAGCGGCTCAGGTTTATACGGAATAGCTGTAGCTCGCCAGGATCGAGCCGTTCGTCCTCTTCGCAGGATATCGGACATACCGCGGTCGGGACGCCGTCGATCCACCTTACTGCACGCTCATCTGCGCCACAGTCGCAGTTAGTGCAGGGATCCCAGGTTTCGAGCCAGCGATCATGCACGACGGCTCCGAGCTCGAGCAGTCGCGCGAAGGCTTTGGCGGCTGCCGGTGAAAGTTCTGGCGCACCCAGGAAATAGGCGGATCCGCCGCCCTCACTCAGCCGCAACAGCAGTACGGGAAGGCTCTCGTTCACACAGCATCTCGTTCATTGCCAGCAGCTTCATGATCCGCTGCTGGTGCCGTTGCCTGGGAAAGCTCAACATATCGCTGGGTTTGATTTTGACCGTGATGGAGGACGGCCGCGGACCATCCGCAACCAGCATGACCTTGAACACCAGATGGGCAAGGCGCCAGCTACCGGATTGATAGCTGATCTCGGGCCGGCTCTCGTGCAGCACCTGCAAAGCGTTGCCGTCGACCTCGCGCGCGGTCAGTGACCGCACAACCTTTTCGCGGCCACTCCGGCCGGTCACGACCCTGTTGGCCTGAGCTTCGTATATCTGCACCCGCGCGATGCCAGCGTCGTGCCCGTGCCGAAATTGAAACGTGGCGCCGGCACGCTCCGCAGCGTCGAGCGTATAGAGTCGTCGCGAAGACACCGCGCTGAACAGCCCGGGCTTCTCCAGCATCACCTCGGCGAACGCCTTGGCCAACGCTATACGGCTGCTCTTGTCGCACCCCCAAACCTTCAACCGGCCGTCAATGGCGGAGTATGCCAGGACTGCGTTATCGATTTCGCGGAAGCTGCGAATGCGCTGTTTGTTACCGACCAAAACCTCGGTGATGGTCAGCGCGGCCCCGTGGCGAATGGAGACGTGCACTTCGTCGCCATCGTGAAAAACCATCGCCTCGCAAAACTCTCCCCGCAAATCGGCCTGAAAGATTGACCTGGCATGCACCTCGAGCATGCGAAGGCGGTCCTCACTGACGTCGGCGGGGATCCCCTCGCCTGGTGCGACGAACTCCATCACCGCCTGGGGTTGCAGGAACGCTAGGGCATTCTCGGCATCTTCGAATATCTGAGGCTGATTGATGAACGCACGCAGGGCCAGATTGCGCGCGGTAGTTTTCGCCATGGCTTCCGGCGGCACCAGTTCAATCTCGCGGCGCCTGGCCTCTTGCAGGAGAGCTTCCTGCCCGATGGGCTTGCCAAGACGCTCAATGCGATGAAGGTCCGCGGTAAGGCTCTCCGGGATTTCCTCCTTGGGTGAGTGGAGAAGATACGCGCTGAGCGCCGACCGCCCATCATCAGGGGCAGTATGGAGCAACGTCAGGTCGAGCTGGTCGGCTGGAATCGGATATCGATCGAAAAAAGAACGCAGAAGGCCGGGCTCGACGGTCCGGAGAAACCTTTGGTTGGCGAAGCGCTGAAAATCATCCTTACTCACTTACGCCCCCGGGTATGTTCCGTCTATGTTCTATCAGCCCAGCCAGAGGCGAGTCGAATCCAATTCGCGTCACCAGGATGATACGGATTGGGACGTGGTTGAGTAATGGCTGGGGGTGGCACGCTCATCTCTCCCGGCTCCGGTCAACCCGAACCTCCCGCCTCACCTTCGGGAAGTATGCATCATCCTGGCTCGCGGGCTGATGCGGCTGCGCAGCCGCACAATCAAGGCCGAAGCACTGGAACCCGTCGCCAACGGAGAATTTCGCCTACACTCCCTTGCCCCCCAGCGCCTGTGTGCCAACCGGAGAAACCGGAGACGCGCATGACCAAAACTCGGACCCCAGGGGCGGAATCAGGGCCCGCCACCACTATTCCCGCCATCCCGAAACAGGACGTGCTCGGCCGGCTGGCAGCATTGGCGGGCGCCAGCACCACCGAACTGAAGGAGCACTGGCGCGTACTGTTTGGCGCGGAACCGCCGCCCTACAGTCGGAAATTCCTGGAGAGCCGGCTGGCTTACCGGATTCAGGAACTGGCCTACGGCGCGCTGAAACCCGAGACCGTCAGGCGGCTTGAAGCATTGGGCGAGCAGATCGACGGCAAGAACATCACCCTCCGTCGGATCAGGCAGGAACAGCGCCCGATCACCGGGACGCGATTGCTCCGCGAATGGCAGGGCACTGAGCACGTCGTCACCGTGCAACGCGACGGGTTCGAATGGCAGGGTCGGCCCTATCAGTCGCTGTCTGCGATCGCCCGCGCCATCACCGGAACACGCTGGAACGGCTGGGTTTTCTTTGGGTTGCGTCCCCGGGGTGAAGCATGACCCGGCGTGCCCAGACCGATGCCAAAATCCCGGCGACAGTACGGAAACTCCGCTGCGCCGTCTACACTCGCGTCAGCACGGACGAACAGACCAGCCAGGAATACAACTCGCTCCACGCCCAGCGCGACGCGTCCGAGGCCTTCGTCTCGTCGCAGCGTGCCGAGGGATGGGTGCTGGTGCCCGACCATTATGATGACGGCGGCATATCGGGTGCCACACTGGAACGCCCCGCGTTGCAGCGGTTGCTGCGTGACATCGAGGCGGACCGCGTTGATGTCGTCGTGGTCTACAAGATCGATCGCCTATCGCGGTCGTTGATGCATTTCGCCAAACTGGTGGAGGTGTTCGACGCCAACAACGTGACGTTCGTGTCGGTGACGCAGTCCTTCAACACCACCACCAGCATGGGGCGGCTCACACTGAACATCCTGCTGAGCTTCGCGCAGTTCGAACGCGAGGTGATCGGCGAACGGGTGCGGGACAAGATCGCGGCGTCTCGTGCGCGCGGCATGTGGATGGGCGGACCGGTTCCGCTCGGCTACCGGGTGGAAAACCGCAAGCTTTTGGTGGACGCGACGGCCGCCGCAACGGTCCGCCGGGTGTTCGAGGGGTTCGCGGAAATAGGATCCGCGACGAAGCTGCTGCCAGTGCTGCGCCAGGAAGGCCTCGTCACCAAGACCGGGCGGCCGTTCGACAAGGGGTCGATCGCCAAGCTGCTGGCCAACCGGGTCTATCTCGGCGAGGCCGTGCACAAAGGGCAGTCATTCCCCGGTGAGCATGACGCGATCGTCACGCGCTCCCTTTGGGACCGAGTTCATGCCATCATGCAGGAGAGCCCGCGCGTCCGCGCTGGACATGCTCGTGCCCAGACACCGGCGCTCCTGCGCGGGCTGCTGTTCGGTCCCGATGGCCGGGCGCTGTCGCCGACTCACACGCGGAAGGGCGGGCGGCTTTACCGGTACTATGTGAGCCAGGCCGTGCTGAAGGGCGGTGCCAACGACGCATCGTTCCGCCGCCTGCCGGCCGGGGAAATCGAGGGGCTGGTGATAGAGCAGGTCCGGGCGCTGATCCGCCAGCCGGAGATCATCGTCGGCACCTGGCGCGCTGCACAAACCGAGGCGCCCGATCTGACCGAGACGGAGGTGCGCGACGCGCTCGGGCGGCTCGACCCGCTATGGGACGAACTGTTCCCCGCCGAACAGGCACGGATTGTCCGGCTGTTGGTCGAACAGGTCACGGTGGGCGACGCCGGGGCGGAGATCAAACTGAACCTGGAGGGGCTGGCCGGGCTGGCGCGCGAACTCGGAATCCCCAGCAGTGATAAACGGAGGGCGGCATGACCAGCGTGACCAGCGTGACAGTGCGTGTGCCATTGACGATCCGCCGGCGCGGCGGGCGCAAGATGATCATCTCGCCCGAAGGGGTGGCGATGCCCGTAGGAGGCCGCACCTCGGCTGACATCAGCGTCACGCGTGGCGATCCGGCGTTGGTGAAGGCGTTGGCGCGCGCGTTCCGCTGGCGGCGATTGCTAGAGACGGGGGCAGCCTGCTCGGTCTCTGACATCGCACGCCAGGAGAAGCTCACCACCTCCTACGTCAGTCGCGTTCTTCGAATGACGCTGCTGGCGCCGGATATCGTGGAGGCGGTCCTGGAGGGGAGGCAGGCGCCGGGGGTAACGCTGCCGGTGTTGATGGGGCCGTTTCCGGTGGAGTGGGAACGGCAACAATCCCGTTCGACCGTGGGTGCCGCGGCGCCGAACTGATCAAACAGTCAGTAATATCGT